CAGCGCGTGACGAAAACTCTTTGTCCGACCCGGCGCGACCGGATCGGCCACGTTGGTCACGACGCCGCCGGATGTCCAGATGCTCCAATCACCGGGCACCTGTTGATGATCCGAACTTTCGACGTACATCAAATCATCCCCAGATGCGGCATTAGCAAACACATTAGTTCCGCTGAACTTACAATTTTTGAAATGGCCTCGCTTGACCGCCGAAAGATCGTTCCCAGCAGTGAATTCACTATCGATAGCCGTAACATCGCTACAGTCAGACAGGGCCGAGATTGCCGCGCTGCCATTGAATCGGCTACGAATAATACGCACGCCGGCCGAGAGAGTACAGTTAACGGTCGCGCACACGAGACTGTCAACGCATTCGGCAAACATGCTACTGCCGAAATATTGGACGTTCATCAGCACGCAATCTTTAATCCTATTATTCGCACCAGAAGAGAATACGTGCCCGGTGCCCCAGACGGTTGCCCCGTCCAGAATATTATTTCTACAGGTCAGGAATACGTTGGCCGCCACATTACATGTTATCTCGGCGCTAGGCCGCCGCTTGTTTCCCGGCGTCACCGCCGCGCTAAATAAGTATCCGGCACCCGACGTGCCGAATTTCATCTTGATATTTCGCGTCAGCAACCCGACCAGCGACCTAACCTCTTTGGTCGCGGCTAAATTCGTAGTCAAAGTAATGCTGGTCGCATCGATCGACTGGATGATCAGCTTCTCACTATCGGAAGTAGCCTTGAAGTCGCAAATGCCCACGGAGTCGCCGGCTTTCCAGTGGCCCTCAATCGCCGTAATCTCCACCGTGCAGCCCGTTCCCAGTCCACCGGTCGTCACCTTGCCTGCCGCGACCGAATAGCCCGTCGTGCCCTTCTCGTTCAATTCCACGGTCAGCACCGCTCCGGCGCCATCCACGGTCAACACTTTCACCTTCCCCCCGGTGCCCTCGGTCAGCGTCAGGATGTCGTCAGCCGCGTAGTCCTGGCCGCCCGCCGTCGGCGCCGCCGCCACTGAAAATATTCGGCCCTTGCTGGCGTCCCGGTCAACCTGGAGCACGGCCTGGCCCGATTGTGCCTGCGCCGTCAACTCCAACCATTTCACCACCGGCTTGCAGGGATAACAGTAAATGCCGCCGAAAGCGGCATTCCACTTAAAGTTGTTTTTAGTAAAATCAATGGTCAGGCTCACATCGGCGGGAAGCGGATCGTCTCCATCGACTCCAGCAAAGAAACTGCCCGCGCCCTTAATGTCCGCCGAGGCCATGAAGTAGTAGCTGCCTGGCGTGGTTGTGCATTGCAATGTGCCCGTCACGGTCAGGTCGATGCCCGTCACATAGGCCGACATATCGGCGTCGAACGTGACAATGTGCCCGGCCCCAACAATGGCTGCATCGCCATCAACCGGCGGCGTATCCCACGTACCGGCGGCACTCCAAAGACCTGATTCAACGGTATTCCGTGTCGCCATTATTTCTTATCCCTCAACCAGACCCAACAACAGATGAGAAAGCCCGCCAGCGACAACCCGATCAAATATGCCATCTCCATGTTGGTCATGTCAGGCCCTCCGCCAGTAGTCGAGGTGTAGTTCGCGCAACCGCAGCATATTCGCTGCGTTGCCCAAAAACTTCAACTTGATGTACGTCTTCTTGCCCGCGTCCGCCGAGGTCAGGACGGTTCCCGCAACTGAGGTCTTGGTTTGCCATTCCGCCGAGGCCGACGGGTTGATGTCCAGATTGACAATCGTCGCATCCGCGGCCCCGCTCACGACTAGGCTGACCTCCAGATCGGTATTGGCGAACGCTGACGACTTTACCTCGACAGACAGCGGAGTTGTGACCCAACCGTCAAAGTCTTGTGGCAGGTCGAACTCAAACGACAGCGAATCGTAGTCGCCGTCATCGTTGATCGTCGCTTCGACAACCGCCCCGTCCGTCGGATCGAGCAGCGGGATGACCACCACATCGTGACCGAGCGTGCCGCCTTCGCCAGAGCGATACGAGTTGTACGTCAGGGGATCGATCCTGCCGATTCGGCGAACAGGCGCTCCTGGATCGGATGTGGCTGCTGTCGTGCAAAGCGACGTAATGATCGCCTGATCGGAAGAGCCTGCCGCGAATTCCTGATCGGCCTGGGCCACACCATCGAACGTGATTGAGTGCACGTGCACCGGATCGGCATCGTAATCCACCACCTGAAAAGATATTTGAACCATTTTATACCCTTTAACCCATCTGATTACATGTTGCTTGCCGCCAACAATAAACTATCCTGATAAAGCGGGCCACAAATCAATGCTTCCGTCCCGTTCTCATTCCTCATCTGTCCAAACGAGAGCACGAAATCAAGCGTGTGCGCCGAAAGGTCGTCGAGTGCATCTGGATGCTCGCCGTCTCCCACGTTGATCGTTGTAATGTCGTCGATGATGACCCGAAAATAAGTTCCGCTCCGGTTGAATTGCATCACGTACTTGTGATAAGCGCCGTCAATGTAATTGGTCACATCACTGGTGCCGAAGAGCAAGGGAACGCCTACCGCCTCACCCGCGAGTTTCAATATCGCGCCCGTGGTGGAGAGTTCGATGAAAAACAACCGTCGCTGGATCGGTTCGCCGGGTTCGGTCGGCGGAGAACTTGCGACCGACAAGCCAAACGGCCTGGCCGTGTTATCACCGTTACCGCGCAGTCCGGCTGGAATTTTCACCCACAACGTCAAACTGGTATTTTCGAGCGAAAAGTCCACCAATGCAACCGGCGCGACCGGTATCGATTCATTATTGATTTTCAACGTTCGTAGGAATATCAAAACCCACGCGAATTGAAAACTCTCGCCGATCTGGATCGACGCCGGATATTGGAACTTGATGCTCTTCGTTCCAGCATGAGGCGCATCGGTCGAAATCTCTGGAATTAAATCGTCAGGGCCTCCTTCCCAGAAAGATCCGTATAAACCAGGCGCATTGCCGACCAACGGCCCAATAACCATATCCTCAAATTCCTCGCCCGGATAGTCGTGCAACGGGTATGACCAGAGCAGGCCGGTCTTGGCATTTAATTTTAACTGCCATGCGATTGTGTTTTCAGACGCTTTGATTATCAAGCCATCCGACAAGTCTGTAATGTTTGGTATGATTCGACGATCTGGTAGATTCGGATCGTCCGTAGCCGCCAAACTACAAAGCGCCGTAGTGATTTCCGACTCAGGTGTACCGACAGGAAAGGTTTGATTATCCTGAATCACACCATCAAAAGTGATGCCGTGGACATGAATCGGGTTCGCGTCTAAATCCAACACCATAAAAGAAATATTCGCCACATTACACCGCCGTCTTGATTAAAGTTAGTAACGAGTTGAAGTCGGCGCAAGCAACCGTGTTCACCGTCATGATCAAGTAGTTATGCTCATCGTTGGCGTCAAACTGCTGGGCGGCTGCCGCGAACTCGGCCTCGAATCTGCTGTTCGATCCATTCGCAATATTCACGTCTGACCGGGCCAACACGGTTGTCCGGGTCTTGGCCACAAAATCGTAGCGATAGATCACGACCGAACAGGAATTGACCGCCTGGGTTGCGCGGTATCGATAGAAGGCGCGGCGTAAATCCCAAACCCCAACCGACGCAAAATCGTAACCCTCGATCCGCCAGAGATTGGCCGTCACGTCCGCCAGCCCAATGCCCGTCCAGGTGATGGTGCTGATCCAATATTTTGAGGTCTTGTACCAGCCGGTCGCCGTAACCGTAACATCCTCGGTGTCGCCCGGCGTGGTTAATTGCGTTTCTGGATCATAGCTGGTGCCCGAACATCGGACAGTACCAGCCACCGCGACAGTCGTCACCTCCAGCATGGCATGAAAGCGATTCATGTTCCCGACCGTCTTGGGCAACGCGGCGGTTATCTGCTGGGCGTTCGACACCAGCAAGTGGTTGCCCAGTGGCGACCGCGACGCATCCGCCATGTCGCCGTAGTTGACTGGAATTTGTCGCTCTTCGGCGGGGACAGTTTGGCAGATGACTTGCCAGGTTACGCCGTCGCACCGGAGCGTTACGGCTTCATAATCGTGGCTCAGCACGTAAACCGTCACGGCCCCCTCGGTGATGATCGTGATGTGGTTGGCCTGCGCGTGTCCACCCTCATCCTTAATCGTCAACACCCGCCCCGGCGTGGCCTGCGCGGTCGGCAACGTGATCTCAATCGCGCCGTCCCGGTCACACCCGACGTAATGATCGGACACGACCACCTCGTAGGTCGCGGAGGTCACGTCCCGGCCCGTCGATTCAAGCGCTGGCCGATTGACCAGATCGTAACGATATTGGTAGGCGTTGAACGCGAAATTATCGAACTTGGGATTCGTTACCGGCGTGACGAATTCGGCGGGCACTCCCTGACAGCCGGCGAACAAACCACCCATCGTGATCGTGTCGGCGCTAAAATCAGCCCACGGAAACGCCGCGTGATACGTGTGCTCGATCCCGTCCACGATCAAGATGCAGGTTAACCCATCGGCCTTGACGATCAACTCGATGGTGTGCTGAAGCCCGTCGCACAACGTACCGACCGGCAGCGTGTCGATCAGCAGCGGGACTCCACCGGGGGTCGTGGCATAAAGGTTAAAATCCGTATACGGAGCGCCGAAGTTGAGCACGAACGTCCCGATGGTCACGCCCGGCCCCGGCGGTAGCGTCTCGGCAAACGCAAAGATCAATGGCTCAATATGGGAAGCCCCGCTGGCCAACTGCGCCGCCCAGAGCGGCGAGAACGTCACGTCCACCGAGAAGTACAACTCGTCTCTGACCTGTGATGCCGTCTCGGTCATGAGCGCCGAGTGGATAACCCTTGGACTTCCGTCCACGTCTGGCAACAGACTGCCCCAATTGGTTTGCAGCACCTTGTTCGGAGCACCGGAAGTCACGATCACAAACGGCACACTCCCCGGATCGAGCGGCACGTCTGCCCAATCGCCAAGCGGTCCGGACGCGGCTACAAAATCACCCAACGTGTAATCAAATGGATCACTGGCCAAGATTTCGGCCACGCCCCTGAACGCCACCACTTCGCCGTCCGCCGGCGACACGGGATTGAATATCAACCCGTCCAGCGTCGCGGGGTCGTGCGAGTCGGCCGCCAAAGAGCTGCCGGATAACGTTGAGGGGGTCACGATCAGGGTATCGTCGGTTCCGGTGTTGACTTCGGCCTGAGAGGCTAATTCGGCCGTACCCTTGACCGATTCGGTCGCCTGCACCTCATTGCCCGTATTGGTCCCGCTCACCAGGTCGAGCGCGGCGCGGTTCGCATGGCTTGAATCGGCATAAACCTTAATCCACCGGCCCGGGTCCGGCTCGGTCACATCATCCGGCACCAACACCGATGGGGGATTCGAGGCCGACACGGACGCCGCATCAAACGACCAGACCGCTTCTTCATCCTCGACAAATCGTAACTGCTTGTCGAATCGATCATCCGGCCCGACCGATGTCAAAGCTGCAAGGGATTGCAACGCGACTCCCCAATCTTGCCCCGAAGCCGCGCCCGTCGGGTCCCAACTGGTTCCGGTTTCGCCAATTTGCGTCGGCATCACGCTACCTCCACCATCACGTCCACCACCACCGGCCCGACCGACCCGCTGGTCGTGACGATAATTTTCTCTCCACCCTTAAGCGGAACCTGCAAGTTGGAAATCACATGGTAGCGCAGCGCGGTCGCGGTCGCCACGTAGATGTCGAATAACTTTTCCTCGCCTTCATTGGCCACATAGACCGCGATGTTTGTGGGATCGGTTCCGCCCAGGTCAATGTTGACGCGGCCAAACTGAGCATTTCCTTTAATGGCGAACAAGCCCTTGCCGACCGTGCCGTCAAAATCTCCCGCGTCGCTCTGGGTTGGTAAACTGATTAGCTCGGACATCGCTCACCTCGCTACATGTTTTCAATAATTTGTGCGGCCGCTTTTTTCATCGCCTTCATAACATCTTCTCGCGATTCTTTCCAGGCCGGACGGATAAACGATCGCTTAGGAATCACCCTGATTACACCCGGTGGTTTTTTTATAACCGCCCCATATTCATGCGGGGCACCGATACTACCAAGATTTTCTCCATGCGGTCCACGTGCTCTAATCGGGATCCCGACAAATACGTCGCGCCCAGCCCGAACCGTCGTGATACTGTTGCGCAAATCGCCCTTGTCGATCAACATTTTAGTTTTTGGGAACTTGCGCTCAAGCGTGGTCGCACTGAGCGCGGGCCACTCGGCACGACCGCGCGTTATCCCCAACACGATATTGCGCTTAACAATTTCACCAGACCGATAAAGAGCTTGCGAGACAATTTGGTCCGTCCTCAATCTCCACCCATTGAGCCCGCGCAAAGCCTTATCCCAATCGCCAGTTCTACCGGACATTTCTAATCGTCTCCTCGGAATCGCCAGCGAAGAATATATGTACGGTATTGCCGGCCCCATTTAGGTGCGCCTGCTCGCGCGCCTCCAACACTTTATAGCTAACGGCCCGCTCCGCAATCGACGTGATCTTATCGCCCACCTTGGGCGCAAACGCCATGTCGGTCAGGTGCTGAGCCGCGAACACCAGATGGCCGTCCGACTCCTGCACGTTACCGCTCGTGTCGCGCCCGATCCGCTCGGTCCGGCCATAATTAACCTGGCCCCACAGCTCGACCTCCGCGCCCAGCACCTTCCGTGCCGCCGGCGCCCTGAAGTCGTCATCGATTGGAGTGGCGGTCACGACCAGCGACCGCATCAGAATCTTGACCGTATTCATGACTTGCGGAATCACACAACACCTACCTTGGGCGGCCTAGAATATTGCGCCAAGATCATGTCCATTTCGACCGACCCCGTCACTTTTCCGGTCGTGCCATCGGGCGATAACTCATCGGGCGCAAACCGGCTATACGAATAGTTGTCCGTGCTCTCGCTCTTGAACAACGTGGGCGGTGTCCCGATCTGGTCCGATGGCAAACCAGCCTGGGCCGGCGCCATCTTGCGGCTCCACTGGATTGCCATATAGGTCGCGACTCGCTCGATGTCCAACGGGCAAGCTCCGTAAGACTTGGCCTCGGCGCCCAACGCAATCGTGGCGTCGATAATGGTGCATGGTTCAAAATCGACCTCTCCGGTCGTGTAGTCAATCCCGGTGACCAGCACTACCTTACCGGCCACGCTCAGGAAATCCCGCACCTCGAGCCCCACCACCGACACCAGCGTCACCGCCACGTCTCCCGGATCAATATCGGTTTCGGTCGTGGTGGTAAATGCCTTGCCTGCTTGCAACCACCCGAACACCCCGTGCAGGCGCACGTTTCGCGCACCCCTCGGGAACTTACCCCCCAATAATTCAACATATCGGCTCAGAGAAATCGAATATAGATCGTCATCGATAATGCCGCTTGGCGTGCAGTAGTCATACGCCTCGACCACGCCATTTACGAAAGGCTCGAAAATTGGCTGCTCGCTCCGGGTCCTGGCGGATAAAATTTCGACCTCGTCTAGCCTGATGATCGGCAGCATCGATTCAGCCGCCACCAGCGCGGACTCTCGACCATCGCAATACAGGTCGCCTTCAAACGGGTAAAATGCCTGGCCCGTTATGGTGTCGATAAAGTTTGACGCTCGCTCGATTGCGGACAAGATTCGAGAATCGCTGGCTTGCGCCACCGTCACGCCCTCATCGCGCACATTCTGAAGACTCGTGTACCTCATTAATCTTCTTTTTCGCTCGCGATCAACTTAGCCGCTTTGGCTTGCTCTTTTTTTCCAGCCGCCGTCTTAAGAAAAGCCGCCACCTCGTCGAGAGAATCGATGGCAAACTTGTCTTTCAGCACGGTCAGCATCTCGGCCTCGGTGTTGAAAATCTTTCCCGTCACGGGACATCTTAACATGCCGGCCTTGCCGCCGCTAGACTTTTTGGTTTTGAGCGCTGGCACTTCACCCTTGATGGCCTTGGACACCCTGGTCCGCTGGGCAATCATTTCTGGTGTCGCCGACTTTGGAACTTCGGGTTTCGACATCAGCGATTTATTTTTCAGCGCCGCCGTCCGATGTACGGACGCCGCCGCCTCGTCTTCTTTATTGGACACGCCCATCGACTTGAACGTCAGGGCCTGCGCGGCCCTCTGTTCATCGGGCGTCGATCCTTTTTCGGATAACTTGACTTCGACGAACCGATCCGGCCGTTGCCGCAGAAAATCGGCGTCGATCTGCGTGTTGACCTCTTGCGGTTCTCCTTTTTTAAACCGGTACGATTTGCCTGACGGACAAGTCGTGATCATGCTCATCGCGTGGGTCAGGTCAAACCGCGATATGTACATTTCTCCCATTGCTCGATCTCCATTTCGCCGCGTGCCGGCCGGCGCCTCTCCTGGGGCGCCGGCCAACGCACGGCAAGTGCAGGTTAAAGCGTTTTGCGTCGAATGTTGATGCACTTGACAATCGCGTCGAGATTCTCGATCGCGACCGCCACGTGATTGTACATCACGACCTCGACCCGGTCGTAATCTTTGTCATACTCAGACAAGATTCGGGTCTGGCCGACCATGGCCCAGATGAAATTTTCAGGGTTGGCCAGCCACAGGTACGACCCTTCACGGCGCGTACCGGACCCGGCGGCCACGACACCCACATAGACGCCCACGGTCAGGCCGAGGTCGTCATAGGCGTCAAGCGACACGGACTGAATGTCGATCTCGCTGGCCGCGCCAGTCGTGGTGCTCTTCAGCTTGAGTCGACCTGTGCCGTCGTCGCTGGCGATGCCGGGGAACACGGTGTTGATCTGCTGGGCAATCGAAATGGTCTGATGCACGCCCGCCGTCAGCGTGATGGTCTGGACGCCAGCGTTGTTGATGTCGATCTTGACCTTGTCATTGACTCCGGTCTTGATCTCGAACGGTCCGTACTCGATTCCGATAACGCACGCCGGGGTTGCGGACGCCACCGTAACGGCCAACGTCGACGGGATCAACGGCACCGCTTGCAGCGAAACCCCGAAAGGACTCAGGACGGCGCCACCGAGAGCCTTATCACCCTCGACGGTTTCACGATCCGCCACCGTGTCTTGCCAATCGACCTGGATGATGCGCGAGCAAAAAAACGTCAGGGCCGGATCGACTAGATATTGCTCGGGCAACGCCCGGATCATCTCGCCAAACACGGTCTTCGAAACATTGGCCGCATCGGCATCAACAATGTGGGCGCTGTCGGTCAACTTGGCCCAGCCGTCACATCGTTTCAGCAACTTGGAAACTCGGTCAGTCGCCACGATCGCGCTATCGCCCTGGATCGCCAGCATCTCGAGGTCGGTTGCGGAACGTCGGCCCATCGCCTGCATGACCGAATCTTCGATATTGCCGCGCTCGATGTTCGCCTTCAACGCCTCCCATGTGATGTTGTGGCGACTTCTCACCTTACGCGCCACTAGTTCGATCTTGTCGAACAGCGGCTTGCCTGTCTCGGAAACCAACGTGTCCTCATCGGCCGATTCCGTGATGGGCTGGCCCAGATGCATCCGGTCGATGTCGGCCTTTAGATCGGTCAACTCCTCGAACCGTACCATCGGGATCATGACGCTGAAATCCTTGACCAACTGGAAATATTTTTCTTGCTGGTCCGGGTAGAGTTCCCCGCCCTGGCTCGCCAAGTCGGCCTGATTCAGCGACCTGAGGAGCATTTCTTTTTCTTCTTGTTTGACAACTTGAGTGGCCATGTTTCCTCCGTATTACCTTTTGTGATTTTTGATCGCGTTGATCGCGGCGAATGCGCCCTTGAACGACCCGGTGGGACGGCCGGGAGTGCCAGTATCTTCTTGGCCCGCGATCGACTGTTTGGGCGCCGGTTCGCTCTCGATGCCCTTAACTCGTTTTTCGAGAGTTTCGACCCTCGCGGCCTGAGCTTTAATGGTGCCCATGGCGCCTTCGATGGTTTTGGCCAACGCGGCCATCTTCTCGACGCTCGCCTGGATCATGACCTGTAGCGCTTTCGCGGCTTGATCGTCGGGCGTGGTTTTCTCCGGCGCGGCGGCGACCGGCGCGGGTTGCGCTTTCTGGCCGGTGGTCGGGTCGGGTACGTGGCCGGTATTAGCAGCCGTTTTCCCAGCGTCGTTCTCCATGTCTTCAGCCGGCGGAGCGGCGGCCGGTTCGGTCGCGGCGTCACCTGCGTCGGTGGTCGTGGTCTGAGAGGCCCGAATCGACTCAACCACGTCGCTCAACGTTTGGGCCAGCTCCTCCAAGAGGGCGAACGAGTCATCGTCGACCTCAACTGCTTTTGTCGTTTCCCTGAGCAGGCCAATACTGGCCCGGGCTTTATCGGTGCTTTTGTCGGCGGCCAGCGCGATGGTCTCGGCCAGCCTTGCCAGAACGTTTTTCATCCCGCCTTCTCCTTTCGAGTTTGCGTAGAACTTCTGCTGAAGCCCTATGGCGTTGTGGTGTTTGACGAACTCCTGTTCCGTCGTCCGGCGCATGGCCGGAGCTTTCTTTCCAAACTCGCCGTAGTGCTTGGCGAGATGCGAGTAGACCGCCAGGAGATCGGCTGGCGACAACTGCTCCTCGTGCCCGACGAGCAAATCTTTCATCGCCATCACGACCCCCTTGAGCGGCGTGATAATTTTTTTGTCTTTTTCGACGTGATGCACATACCGGACTTGACCATCTCGATCAAGATAAGCGCCGGCACGCTTGGCCTGGTCCGGCCCAAGCGCCAGCACGTTCTTGATCGCCTGCTCGGACGGCCCGCTGAAATGAAAGCTTTCGGGCGCCATCGCGAACATCTCATACGGGGTCGCGCGCCCGCTGAATCCAAGCCCCTTGAACGCGGCTTCCGCGAACGCACAGCGGTCATTGGCCGCCCAGCCGGGTCTGGTGACCGCCACGTGCTCGAGCAGCAAATCATCCAGAGCGAGCGTGCCGTCATCTTCCCACTTAACCGCATCCGGCGAATCTTCCCAATCGGGTAGAAATCCGCCAACCGATAATTGCTTGCCATTCTCGCCGGCCTTAATCTGCTCGAATAACTTCATGGCCCGTGCATCATCCGCCTCCAGGACAAAATCCGCGAATAACGTCTGATGGCCATCCGCCTCCTCCTCGATCCAGCCATCGACAGCCCAGCCCAGCTCGAAGGTTCCGCTGTGCTCGGGCAGCAACGGAATTTTGCCCGACTTGAGCCGCTTCAGCATCGCGGCCAGCGCATTCTTTGTAAACCGTTCGCTCGTATGATCGCGCTTCGTGTCGCTGATGATGGCGATCACGTGGGGCTTGCCGTCTTCTTTTTGCTCAGCGCTCTTGACGCGAATCGGAAAATTTATTTCTTTTTTCATGTTGCCCTCTACTGCTGGTCTATCATGACCAGGGTGGTTCTGCAAGACCCGTGAAACGGCGGCAGCACCGCACCCAATTCTGAAAGCGCCGCTTCATCCATCGATGCTTGCTCAGCCGTGATCCAAGGCTGGGCTATCTTTACCTCTTCGGGTTCGGTCGAATCGATCACTTGCTGGATTATCTCTCGAGCCCTCCCGACCTCAAAAATCTTCTCATTTAGATTTTGACAAATCTCGCTGGTGCTCTCATCCATGACCGCGATAAGTTGGTAATGGGTTATCCCGCCCTTCTCGAGCTGAGTGACTTTCGAGTACGATCTGGCCCGCCCAAGAGCCGCGTTGGCGATTAAATTCCAATGCTGGCCCGACAGGTCGAGCACTTTGTCAAACTCAATAGCCAACATCTCGGCCAGCGCCTCTTGGCCGAAGCCTTCCTGGACAGCTTCCTGTGCGACCCGATTGATCCGCCGGCTTACGGTTCGTTTGTAGGTTCCCTCGATCCAGAAACTTGTATTTTGATTCAGATAGTCGAGTGCTTCCTGGTCCACCGCATCGAACGTGTAGCCGATTGCCTTCTTGTATGCGTTCCGTCCCGCCGCCTCCCACATAGCTGCAAGCGCTTGCACGGTGTCGGCTTGTGTTGCCTGCTCCATTGGCTTGCCCAGCACGATATCCCACTGGTCGTGAAATAGCTCCAAGGCCGAGTCGATAAATCGCAGCGTGCCGTCTGGCAAGGTTTCAATATTTTGTGGGCTGGCTAGTTCGTC